CGTATATCAGTTCAAATAGGTCGGGTTTGAAGGTAAAAAGCTCACCTTTGACTCCAGTGATGATCCAGTCTCCGGGCTCGACCAGAATATCTCGCTCTGGGGTGTCAATATATGGGTAGTCGCCGTCACGCACGGCAGGGTGGTCGCCCAGCTTGAACCACTGTGTGGCTTCTATTACCACGGGCTTTTGGCGGTATTTCATGCTCGTTCATTCCATACGTCAATGGCGCGTTTGTTGGCGTCGGCAAGCGCCTGTTCCCGCGTCTGTCCCTCACCAATGGTGCACCGCACGTCAGGTGCCTGTGCCCCGCAGGAATTGCAGACGGCCACACGCCAGCGGTAGGTGTCGCCTTGGTACACGGTCATTCTTCTGTCGCCGCAAAATGGGCAAGGTTTGGCCTCGGCTTCAGCCACGGGGAATGGTTCGGTCATTGCTCGGACTGCCTTTGCATCTTGAGGTTCTTGAGTAGCTCACCGAAGACATTGTGGTTGTTTTCGATGATCACCGGGTTCACGTCATCCCCAGCGTGAACAACCTTGTCGCCGTATTTCTTGGGGTTGAACTTCGCCAGAAGCTTGAGCCGGGTCTCGATCCGTAGCTTGGAGCGCTGGATGTTGTCACCGTTCACCTGCCAGCCTACGGGACGGCCCTCAGCGTCAAGGCGCTCCATCCAGTCGTTCCCAGCGTTGTCGGCGATGTCCAAGCATTCCTCGGCCATGGCGTCGTAACCAACATCACGCGCATGTGCGATGGCTGTGGCTAAGTCTGGGTCTTTCCGCATCCAGTCATACACCGTCCTCCATGCTGGGAATCCTTCGTTCTCCCTGCATATCTGTCTCAGTGGTATTCCCTCACTGAGCTTCTCACACATTATTCGTGCGATCTCTGGGTTGTATGTGGATGTGCCACCACCCTTGTTTTTGGTCGCGGCCTGCTTTTTGTCTGTCATGTCTTTTTCCTTCCACGCGATGTTTCGGCGCATTGGGTGGAAGTTTAACCTGAAGTTTTAATCCTCGTCCGCTGTGTCGTCTTCAATCTCTAGCGCGTTGATCTGCCTAATGATCCATTGGCAGTCATTTTTCAGCGCTGAAAACAAAGGCAAGCTGGAGAATCCGATGCTGTCATTGCTGCGGCGGTGCATTTCGATCAAGCTTTCGTAGATGCTGCGCACCCGGACGTTGATGTTCAGGGAAACGTACGCTTCAAGGTATTTCATCTCCCAGAGTTCCACCATGGCTTGTATGGTGCGCTCAAAAGAGCCGTCCAGTTCATTGCTGGTGTGGATATTGAAAACGTATTCGCCATTTTGGTTGACGGTCTCACCATTGGCGGATTGTTCGACTTCAAAATTGATTTTGTGTGTGTTCATGGTTTGCTTTCGGTGGGTTGTGGGGTTACTTTGTGCAAGACGCATGCCTCTTCCAAGGCTTGGGACAGCTCCAAGTATTTCTCCATGGGTACATGGCAGATTTGCATTTCTTGGGTGATGATCATCACGCCCGTGCCGTAAATGATTGCGTCTCGGGCCGCATTGCCTATGGCATCGGTGGTGGTTGTGTGCAGAACTTGCATCACTCTGGAGTCGTCGGTCATGTTTTTACCACCGGAAGTTCTCGCCACGATCCCATGATGAGGGTGAACATATCGCCAGCGGATTCTTTCCCGTTGGGGTGCTCCCAGAACTGCTGGAGGATGTACACGGGCACGGTTTTTGTCACGAAGCCCTGAACGTCGTCGCTGGGAAGGGTGTCCACCTTCTGGGTCACCATGCGCTCGTGGATGCGCAGGTACATAGTGGGTTTCATGATTTGCTTTCGGTTGGTTGGTTGAGAATTTCGCCCAGCTTCTGCTGATAGTGGCGGCACTTTCCGGCATCGTCTTCGCCCTTGCGGCCTTGGCGCATCCCGTACTTGATTACGTTTCCTTTGAGATAGCCGATGAACTCTTCTCGGCTTAGGATTGACTCCATGACGTGCCATGGCTGTACGGCCATGTCCTTGTAGTGGTTGCCGCCTACTTGGCCTTGATCTACGTCACTCATGGCTGCTCCCCAGAATTCGATTTTCCGCCCACTTCTTGTAGGACTTGAGTGCGATGTTCTCCAGCTCCAGCCGGTCGATCTTGGCTTGAAGGCTGCGCATGCGGCTTGTGGCCTGATCAATCCACTCTTTGACCTCCATGGGCATGTGGTAGGTAGGCTCGGGCTCTTGGCGGGGCTTGGAGGCCGGTTTTACGGCCTTGGCGGGGGCTTGGAGTAGCTTGGCCTTGGCTGGGGTCTTCTTGGCCGCTGCTCGGCGCTGGGCCACTACTACTGCGACAGTTGAAACGGTTTTTTTGGTTGCCATGGTTTTCTTTCAGAAAGGTGCGTCGGGAAGTTGTTCGCGCTGCTGGCGCTGGTATTCCCGCTGTTGGGCGGGAGTCCATGGTATAGGGCCACCGGGTGGTGGGAAGGGCCATACAGTCATACAGCCTCAATAGTGTTTTCAGACTCGCGTGGCTCCCAAATACTGACAATGATGCGTTCACGAGTTGCGCTGTAAACCGAAATGGGCGAATCCAGCACGATATGGTGTTTGTAGGATTGGTTCATGGTGTGTGGCCGTGCGTATTCAACGGTGCCAACATATGGCTGACCGTGATACACGCCTTTTACTTTTGCGCCAATTTCAAAAGGTTTTTGTGTGCTCATTTTGTAATCCTAAGTTAAACCCGCTAATCTTGCGGTAGAAGAATTCTAACACAAAATTAAAGTGGGTTGGAACTAGGTGTTTTCCCTAATGCATCCTGTTTTTATTTTTGCTCGCAAGTGAAGCCACAATCAGCCGGTGAATCATCCTTGAAGCGCCCACGACTGGGGTGTAGTTCATCAAGGTAAACGGGGCCTTTATCGTCTTTGTTGACGGAGTGGCCGATGACCCTTTCCAGCTTTGCCATTCGATCAAAGTTCTCTGGAAAATCTTTTCGGATTTTGTTCCAGTACCCCATGCCGCCCTTAACGCAGCCAATGCAATTGTTGTTGGAGTACCCAAGCTGGTACATAGCTGGAAGCTCAATCCCCAGTTGCACTAGGCGTGCATAGCAATCCTGCTTGCTGATCTTGGCATCGATCAAAACAAAGTCCACAGTGACATCATTGTTGGCGTCAATAAAGCGATCTGCACGGTCTTGCTCATCGGTTGTGTACCCAAAAACTTGGATGTCACCATGCTTTTGATACTGGCGGCGCATTTCCTTTTTTAGCCGAAGGGTGCAGGGGGCACCATCTTTGCTTTTGAGAAACTTGCCTTTTTCAAAAACTTGATAGATGGAACCGCCATACTTTTCATTCACGATTGTTTTGACGGGTATCCCTGTCACACGTACAAAATCCGCTAAAAACCGCATGTTGTCGGGGTGCTCTTCCTGCACCTTGCAATACACCGCCTCAATGTTTGGATACTTTTCAGCAGCCAATATGGTGGCTACAGCACTGGCGGCACCACATGAAAACCAAGATAAAACGCGCATAAATTTCTTTCAGAAAAGGTTAATGCACCATGGCGTTGCCGATAGCCTTGAAGGATTCAATCATGGCACCGCCTTCCTGCACCTTCACGTCGATCAGGGTAGCCAGTACCCCCACCAGATCGTCCCGGTGGCTTTCTGGAGCCAATAGCATGGTCTTGGCGAGCATAGAGGTGCCCACGTTGAGCAGGACGTTCATGGCGATCTCATCCCCCTCCTTGTCGAAAATTTTGCGCATCTCGGCGTTGATGTGCTCTTCCAGCGCGATGGTGTACTTTGCAAGGGCCTTCATCTCACTCTTGGTCATGGTGCCTCCTATTGGCGTTGGGAAGGGATACGGTTCAAAATGGCTTCTGAAATGCTCTCAAGCACTACGGCGTACTCAGAGCCTTCTTTCTTGGCGATGTCGCGCACAAGGTCTGCGCAGGCTTCGCGCTCAATCATGATGGCACGCTTGGTGGTTTCCACGGCCACATGCATGATCTCAGCTTGGGCCAGCGCCAGAGATTCGTCGAACTCCTTCTGGGTGAAGAATTTGACGTGGCCGCTGCCACCAAGCAGTTGACGGGCGAGGGGGCTCAGTTCTTTTTCAGACATTTTGTGCTTTCAGTTGTGCAAGTTTGCGGGAGGTTTCCCATTGAAGAATGGCTCGTATTA